CCGATACGGTCACGTAGTCCACTTCGATCGGAACGGAATCAAGCCACGCCGTCGGAATTCCGCTGCTCAATCGGTCAAGCAACTTCGACCCGTTGAGCCGATACCCACTCGCCGCAACAACTGAGCCCGAGACGCGCACGGCCGTGATCGACGAGGCCGGCTTCTCGAGCACCAGCGCCCCCGAGAACGGTGCGGTATGCGGCTCAGCCGTCACCGTGTCGCCCTCGTAGTCGTGTCCGACCTGGGAAGCAATCAGCGCCGACACCGCATCAACAAAACCACCGATGACGTCGTCATCGCTGCTGGATGTCACGCCGGCGTAGGCTCTCACTTTCGCGACCGTGGTGAGTTTAGCCATCGGTTGACTCTGTCTCAAGATCCGTTGCAGACCCCACCTCAAGAATGACCTTCTCAAGTTTGTATTGCGAGATAAACGCGTGAACATCTTCGGGGATCTCGCCGCCAATCTCGAGCTGCTTCGGGATCATCTTCCCAAGGCGTTGAATGCAACGCGCATCGGGTAGCCCGTTCGCATCCCCCACGATCATTGAAAGTTTCCGACTGTTGCGGAATTTTTGCTCCGCAATCTCGTTTTTGTCTGACGTCGCTTTCGCCATTCTTTCTGTTCCTCTCAATGAGTGCCGCCGAATAGCGGCGCTCGGCACGTGCCAAGCGCCGCCATTCATTGAGCCTAGTAGACCATCTTTCGCCAAGAAGCGTTCGTACCGACTGCACTCGTCGGAATGACACGACCGTCGAGCCGCTCGTCAATCACCCACGTCCGAAGACCCGTCGAAACAGCGCGCTCCGAATCGACTCGAATCCCCTGACGGTTGCCGAGCCCGTACCATTTCGGGTCACCGAAATAGATCACATCGTCCGCAACGGGGATTTCGTAGATGCGCTTATTCAGAAGCCGCCCCGCTTGGTCGGAATCGGTATCCGAAATCACGCGCGCATCTTGCAATGCCGACAAGAAGATCGGCCGGTTGACCGTATCGTTGATCACCATGATGTCGGCCAACGTGGTTCCCGCGCAGAAAAACGCCGCATCTCGGCGATACTGCTCGGGCACCGCGTAATACAGCGCGACAATATCCGCATAGGCAAGCACCGACGGCGTTGTTTCGGCGACGTCGATAATCGTCGCACCGTCGAGACCCTCTGTGATGTCGGAACCTGCCCCGGTTGACGTCGCAATCTGCACGTCTTCCTCTGCGCCGATCGCGCCGCCTGCAACCACCGTGAGCTGATTCGCGATATTGAAGCTCGAATCTTCAGTGAAGTTGCGCCCCGCACTGAACTCAACGCCCAAATCGGTCGCGGCCAAAAGAGCCGAATCCGGGTCAGGTGTATTTTCCGCATAGGACGCGTTTTCAGCTCGGGTTGCCGCCGCCGCCGTGGGAAGCACGGGCACCCGTACCGTTTGACTCGACATGGGAAACGTGGTCACGAGGCCGCGCATTTTACTCGCTCGGTCCCGTTCCATGATGAGCTGCCCCGCAAGCGGAAGCGGAAGCAATTCAGCGCCCGTCCCCGAAGCGAACCCCGAATCAGCATTGGGCGTACCCTCGAGCAGCGCCGCACGCTGAGACGCGCCGACACCGAGCCCCTCGAGATACGCGTCATTGATCTCGTTATAAGATCGGATTCGGCCCTCGATGTTGCCCGTGTTTACGTGCGTCGCCCATTGCTTGACCATCTTGTCGATGCCAGGATTTCGAGCCGATCGAAACTCAATCCGCTCTTCCGCCGATCGGTTGTGATCGTTTTCGAGCTTGCGGTAGAGCGGCTCGATTGCCGAACCGACCGCGCGGAACGTCGAGATTTCGACGCTTTCACCGCCTGCGGGTCGACGATGTTCGCTGCGCTCGCCTCCCTCGTCGCGGCTTCGCTCGCTGTCTCGCTTCGGAATCGGCGCGCGCCGACTGCGGCTCGTTTCGATCTTCTCAGCGAACTCGTTCACCGCCTTGAGCGCCTCGTCACGCGCGTCTGAACGCACGCCCTCGATTGCGCCGGCGAGCTTCTCAGTCATCCGGTTGAGAGCATCCTCAGCCGAGCCCTGGCCCCCGCCCTCGTCCTGGTCGTCGTTGCGCTTAAAGCGCCGCCGCTGCGATTCCTCGCTGCGACGTTGTGCCCGATTGGGCCTGGTCATTTTCTTTCGTGTCATTTTATCGACTCCCCGTGAGCCGCTCGAGCACGTCGCCGAGCGCCTCCTTCAGATCGGCACCATCCGATCGGCCAGCTCGCTCGAGCTGGTCGAATGTAACGTCCAGTGCATGATTAACGCTGAGCATTCCTTCCGGGTTGTCGTCGCTAGAGTCGTCGCCCGACCCTGCTTCCCTTGCCGCCTCGAGCTGCTCAACGCTTCGCTCGAGTGCGCCTATGATCTCGCTCGCCCTGACCGTCGCCGGGTCATCAATTCGCGAAATCAGTCCATCCCACATTTTGCGGGACACCTCCGAAGTCGCCTCGCCCTGACGTCCAATCAGGGCCTCGCGATCCGCGGGGATACCTACGATTGATTGCTCAATCGCTTTCGATGCTTCAAAGAAGAGGCCGTACTTTTTGCGGTAGTTCTTCTCGGTGTTCGTCACCTTCGCAAAATGCTCTTTCGGCAAGTCGCGGCGTTCAACGTGCTTGATCGAGTCCCACGTGAGGGACGTCCCCCGCACGTGACCGCTCGAGATCGCGTCGACTAGATCGCGCCTCGCCTCGAGCTGCTCGCCGTCACCCGTCAACCGAATCTGCCCGACACCGCGCAGCGCCGGCAAGCCGTCAACCTTGTCACGTCGCATTTTGGAGACGGTGCCAAGATTCGACTGCACCGCTCTAGAGTGATCCATTTGCAGGGGGATCGTATCTGCGAATTCGAGGCCGCGAATCGAAATGATATGCCCGTCGCTGGCCTCGCCTTCGGTCGCGAGCACCATATCGAACTCACCCGAATCGGTGTCGATCGCTGAGTCAATGCGGCACTGGCGCGAGATACGCTCGGGCGCCGGGTCGGCACGGTAGAATCGTCGTCTCATCTCAAACCCCCTCGAGCACCGGCGTCGAAAAACACCGGCAATTGATCGCGTTGTGAGCAGACAATCGGCCGCCATCCGCTGAAACCCTCGGTGCCTGCGCCTCTTCGCCGTCGCCGAGAATGAAGACCTCGTCCACTCGAGCGGTTTGGCCGTCGATTTCGTGAGTGTCTCTCACATCGCCGTCACGCGCGTTGTTCCAGCGCTTGAGCGTGACAACGTCGGATTCGATATAGCCGGCGAGCTGACCCGTTGACGTCGCCCAGCCGACCTCGGTGCGTGCGATCGTTCGAGCCCGCGACTTCGACGCCTGGTTGAAGACCTTGCGAATTCTCGAGGCCAGCTCTTCCTCGCTCTCGCCCGCCTCGAGGCCCTTTCCGATTGAGTTCCGCAGGCGCTTTTTCGTAGTTGCCGTCGTTTTAGTGACAAGATCGGCGCCCATTTCTCGCACGGCCTTGACTGCGGCGTCATTGAACGAGAGAGACGGCCGGACCTCGAGATCGGCAAGCACGTTCTCGGCCGACTTCTGATAGACCTCGAGACTGACGGGGAACATGATCGTCTCAAACACGCGCCCGAACTCGAGGCTCTCGAATAGGTCGTCGATCCAATCTCCCCGCGAAAACGCCCGGGCCGTTTCCTCGTCGACATTCTCAGTCTCGCGTAGCGCCGCAATCGCTAGCCCTTTCTGAGCTGCGAACGCTTGACGCGCGGCGCTGGTCATACGCGGAATGAACGCGGCCTCACTTTGCATCAGGCGCTGCCAACAAGCATCCGGCGTGAAACGAGACAAGACCCGAGGATGAAAGCTCCCAGACGCGCGCGCTGCCCGTGCGGCGTCGTCCTCGTCGGTTTCACCGGCGATCTCAACGGGGGGCGGTTGGTGTGAGTCCTCATCCTCGAGCCCAAACGCATCGGCGTCGTACGGCACGTCACCAAACGACCCAACGGGCAAGTCGCCCCACGTGACAGGCTTTTCCCCTCGATCGGCGAGAATCTGATTGACCGAGCGCACCTTAAGCGCAGCGTCTTGCGCCTCGGTTCTCAATCGAAGGTCCGCATCTTCATCGATGAACTGCTCAAACGCAACGCGCGTGTCTCGGCCATACTCGGGAAATGCAACCTGATGTGAGAGTGCGTCTGCGATCAGGCGCGTCTGCGGCTTGATCGTATGGCGATCAAAGACAAGTCGGTTCGTATCGGCAGCCGCTCGATTAGCGTCGACGACATCGCCCAGAATCGAGCGAGGAACGCCGTTCGCCATCAGCAGTGTGTCTCGGCCATACTCGAGGAACGAGCGCACTGAGTCGATGTCAGAGAGCCCGCCCAGCTCATGCACCTTGTAGCCATTCGGTAGGAACGCCGGCACGCCCTGGTTTTCGCCCCCGCGCCGGTTGTATCGGTTTTGCCAGTCTGCCCAGAATTGTTCCCGCTGCCCCTTGCCGGCCACTTCGGCGTCGTCGGACGCCTGCAATACAAGTTTGGGCGTCGCATCGTTTTTGAAATGCCCCCGCATCGTTGAGCCCGCGAATTCGGTTGCGTCGAAATTGGACGCCTGCGGCCCGATGACTCCAACACCCTTGAATGGGTCGCTCGGGTCGGGGTCATACATGTGCACGACCTCTTCACGGCCGTAGCGAGTCTCACCGGCCTCGCCGTGGAACACGTAACCACTAATCGGCATAAGGTCGTCAGAAAGCGTCTCGATGTTCTGCGGACTCATGGGCCAGAATTCTCGAGTCGAGCCGGCGCCATTCGTCACAATCAACCAGTAAGCCGAGCCCGTCTGGGTGAGCCAATAGCTGGTGAGCTTCAGCATTTGATTGCGAGATAGATAGGGGTTTGGCCGATCGAGCACGTCGAGTAGGGGATGCTCTAAATCGTCCTCCCAAAAGCGCACGCCCTCCGGCCCTCGCACTCGATTCTGCACCACGAACTCGAGGTCAGAAAGCCGGCCAGCGATTGCTCGAGCGGCTGTTGCTTGCACGCCGACGAACCCGTCCGAGAGTAAGACGCTCGGGCCGGGTTGTTGCGTTGAGCCTGTGATGCCCTGGCGGAACGCACCGAAACGATAAATGGGTTGAGTCAATGCGCGAGCGCCGCCGAATACGGATAGAGCGGCACGCCGTGCCTTGTCTGCGAGTTTCGCGAGCCGTCCCATCCGCCCCCCTAATTCCCGACCACAACGGGCTCACGGATTGTCTCGAGCAGCTCGACGCCGGACGCATCCAGAAATATTTCAATCCGTAACTGCATTCCCGGTTTTACGTCGGCATGATTGTGCAGCATCGTGCCCTTGAAGCCCCAATCCGTCGTCAAGAGCCCCGGAGTGCCATATGTGGTGAGGGTGACATCCGCGCCGATCGACGTAAGCACTCGAGCACCAGCGCTCGCCGCCGAGGCCAAGCCCGTGGTCACTGTGACCTCGTCGGCGTCCAGATCGCGAGCCGTCACTGTGCCCGCATCGTGATAAGTGCCGTCGTCGAGCATTACCGTAACGTCTGAGCCGACTTCGATCGACCGAGCACGATCAACGCTGAGAACCGTTTGCGAGGTCGCCTCGTCGGCGCTCAGCTCTGTTTCGTGATCCTCGTCGAATAGGCGCGCGGTACAAGTGCCCGACGAAATCACCGTGTGAGGATCGGGCTCGGTATTGATCGGGGCGACGAGGCGTATGAGATTGTCGCTCAGGTATCGGATCAACTCGTCTCCCCTCGGGCCGCCGCGACAGAGCTTACCACGCCTTGAGCGGATACAACCGGCACCACCGTCGACCTGGCCGATGCGACGGTCGAGACGGTCCCGCGAACCGATGCGACGCTCGAGACGGTCCCGCGAGCTGATACGACGCTCGAGACGTCGCCGGCCGCTTCGATCCGCCCTCCGGAGGGTGTAAACGCAACCTCGAGCACCGGCCGAGACGAGGCCGTAGCGTGCTCGAATGCGCGCGCGAGCTGACGCACGTTGACGGCCGTGTCACCACCGACGGCAAAGAGTACGGGCATCGCCGTGCCGCTGACACTGTCGAGTAGGTCAGCCGCGATTGCGCCATCAACAAACGACTGAAGCTGATCAACGAGACCCGTCGCGGATAGATCGCCGGAAAGCGTACCGTCGACAAACGAAAACGTCGCCCCGACGGAGGCCGAGATTGAGAACGAATCGTCAACGCCGGCGGCGCCATCTTGCCATACTCCGTCATGATGCGTGATCGTTGAGACGACTACGGTCGACGAAAACGGCACCGAAGTTTTCGTCGAGTAGTTCGTTGCGTTGAATCCGTCAGATTCCCAAGTGCCGTCTTGCGCCAAAAAGCCGAGCCTAAGCGACTTGTTCCCCGAGCCCACCTCGCCGTCCGACGTGAAGGTCATTCGCACGCCGTCGATCGTGGCGCCGAGCGGGATCTCCAATTCAAAGCGCCCGATATATCCGTATAGGAGAGTGATCCCTAGCTTGTCATCGACCGATGACCCCATAGAGCCCGATGTAGTCGAGAATGGAGGCGTCCCCGATCCGTTAGCCATAACGTCGAAGAGGTCGCCGTCGACTACCTGCGAACTAACTAGGGTCATCGGGACCGAGACTCAACGGGCTCGCCGCCTCGCCGTCGGGACGTTTACGCACCGCGCGCAGTCGCTTAGGCGTTTCGCGCCGTGTGCTTCGCTCTACCTCGTCCACCGCGGGGCTGATCTCTTGCCAATAATCTAAAAGCTGATTGTCACTTGTCGGCACCATATCAGCGTCATTCGTATCGGGAATGTAGATCTCATCGAGCGATAGAACCTGTACGTCTCCCGCGATCGGTAGATCATGCTCGATCATAAATCGAGCGATGACGGCCCACGTCTCGGGCATCGACATCCCAAACCCCGCTGGCACGCCGGCGAGTGGCATCGCGCGAATGCTTAGCTCGCGCGGGGTCTCGGATAGGATCGTGATGTTTTGAAGCACCCAACATCCGAGAATCCGCTCAGGCGGCCCCGCCTCAGTCACAACAAACCGAATCGTATCAAGGCGCGGGTCGAAACAGACGTCATCGACAACGGCACCGCCGGCCGCCTCCCAGTCATTCCTATTTGCGTGGGGGTTCGTTTCAATCTCAAGCTGCCAGCGCCGCTCAACCTCTTCAACGACTTTGTCATTGAGTGAACAATGCTTCCGCCGATCTTGTCCGGTTGATGTGATCCAAGTATCAAACGTGTGAGTGAACATCCCCGCGACGGCCGCATCGGAATCATCGGTCGACACATCGCGGCTATCGTCGAATCGCCAGCCTAGCCGCGCGATCTCAAATGGCCGTACCCTCGGAAATTCTGGCCTTGGCATCTAGCCCCCCTCGTCGGCCTCTGGTGGATATAAATCGTCCCACGTGGTGCCGGCTTTCACGCCAAGCGTAGCGTGTGCGCCCGAGAGCGAGTCGACCTGGTCGTCGTGACCTTTATCTGACCCGTCGAAATCCTCTAACTCATCGATCCATTCTCCGTACCACGGGCCGAGCAGAACGCCGACTCGGCCTTGATGCGCGGCACTCGCTACGGGTCCAGAGCGTACCACTTTCGACCCCGTAGGCCGATGAAACCGCACCGTGAAACCCTCGAGTTCTCGAGCCAGCGCACGTGCGGCGATCTTGCCCGAAGCCCCGCCCTCCTGCTCTATGTGGATCTCGACTTCGACGCCATCGGCAATCGCAACCTCGCGAATCCATGTCTCGAGCGGCCCCGGCTTCTTCCGCTGTCGCTTGACGTCGGCGACGAGGTAATCAACCGAAGCGTTGAACAGCGACTCGTAGCGGGTGCCCACCGACCAGTCGGGGTCTTTGCCCTCTTTCTCTTCCGTCGCTGCGAGATCCCAGTACCGAATGCGACGCCGGACCTTGCCTGGTCGGGTCGTGAACTTCTCAAACCATTCGCGATGAAATAGAGCTCCCGGAGGCCGAGCGTCCCAATCCCCGTCCATGAGCTGCGCTTTTTCGTGCGGGTGTAGTTCGTTGAGACTCGTCTCATAATCGTCGGCGTCGATATGCGGATTGTCCCTGAGCTTCGACGGCACGAATGCGCGCGCATGATTCACGAGCGAGGCCGGCGCCTCGTCGATATTCGTGGCCTCCGTAATCAATCTCTGCTTGACCCACTGATGGCCCTCGCCTCCCGGGTTGCTCGTACTCCGAACTCGAATGGGGATGACGCTTGCCATGCGCCGGCGCTGACGGGAAAACGCGATGTAGCGGTATTGGGCAAGCAAAAACTGCGTCAGCTCATCGAACCCGACGAAATGATAGGCGCCGCCCTGGTAGTTCTCGCGATCTTTCAAATGCTGGCAATGCCCGAAATGCAACTCAGCGCCGCTCGAGAACTTGTATTTGGTCGCCTTACCATCGACGCTCGCGTACCCGTGCGCCTGACCCGTAAGCCACTCGTCGGCAATGTCTAGAAGCCCTTCGGCAATCGCGAGCTGCGAGAACGTGCGACGCACAATCAAGGCGCGATACTCGGGGAAGTCGACGAATTGCAACGCCGCAGCGAGCAGGAAAAACGACTTGCCGCCGCCGGCCGCACCGCCAAACAACATCTCTCTTTTCCAATCCATCGAGAGTGCGATTGATTGACGAGGCGTCGGGTCGATCGGTACGTCAATGGACGACGGCCAAACGAGATCGCCGAGCTCCCAGCTCGAGACGGTCACGATTCTATATCGGCGAGCCCGAGTTGTTTGGCAATGGCGGCCCGACGTTCCTCGGTGCCGGGTAGCACCGGGTCGCCGAGCTTCGACGGGGGCGCGGCCTGGTCGGGCTTCTGCGTCGCGCCGAGGATCACCCGCGCGGCCCCGAGCACCTCGAGCGCGTCGCGTGACGTGCCGGCAATTAGGGCGAGCCTCACGGCCACGAGCTCCGCAAATGTGGTATCCGGCGGTAAGACCTCGCGCACCCTGTCATCGAGCTGCTCGAGCCACTCGGGGGGTAGTTCCTGCTCGAGAACAACGTCAAGCGCTCGGCGAAGTCGCTTCGCTTGCCGGCGGTTCGCCGAATGGCCTCGAGGGTTGCCGCTCTCTCCCGGTTGCCAGCGGGTCGGGATTGAGTTCGCTATGGGGTTGAATCCCCGCTCGTCGCCTGCGCTCATGCCTGCGCCCCCCCGCTGGGTGTGGTGTTTTCGCCGCCGCCAAACCTCTCGAGCCTCACTGCAAGCGGCCACGGGCGAGCCCTGCGGCGGTTCTCGGTCAAAACAAGGCGAGTCGTTCCACGTGGCACGCTCAGCGCCCAGCGCGAGCCGCCGATTGCCGTCACGTGGACACCGCGAGCCGCGAGATCCAAGAGCACTTTACGGGGGCAATAGGGGCGTCTCATAGCGCCTCGTTCAAGAGCAACCGATAGCGGTAGAGACCCCGTGGACACTCTGGGCACGCGCTACGCAGCATCACCGGCGCCTCCATTCTCGAATACATCGGCACAGGTCGATCCAAGCTTCATAGTCGTTGAGATGCACAAGCGTCCTACCGCCGCTCCTGGTTACTCGCAGTCGGCCGGACTGAATCTGGCGATAGATCGTCGGCGTCGTCACGCCAGCGCGCTCGGCGACTTCTACGATCGTCAGAAGGCGCGCAGGCTTGGTCAGTTCTAGTTCTCGTCTCGTCATCTGAATACACCTCTGCACGTCATTGGGATCGATGCGGCTTTGCCGTCGTTCGTTGCCTCACGGCCCCTGGTTGATGGGGCACGGCAACGAACGCGAGGGTGAGTCGGAACGGCTCGCCGAGCCTCATTAGGAGTGCAGCGATAGACGATGTCAACTCTGGGAATCCACCCCACGCACGCAAATACAGAGCATGATCAAGCATCGTCGAGCATTTGGGCGAATGAGTGAGATTCAAAACGAAACAATTCATGCCGGGTTTTGTAGCGTTTCCCATTCCGTCGCTTTAAGCCCGACCGCTTTTGCGAGCTTTCGTCCCGTCGTTTTCGTCGTCGGGCGCTGGCCGCGTTCGATGAATCCCACGAGTGCGTGCGAGCACCCGGCAACGCTTGCGACCTGACGGAGTGTCATTCCCTTGCGTCGTCGGGCGAGTTCTAATTTTGTCATGTGATTTCCTCTCGTTGTGTACGCTGTCAACAAACGCTAAGGTAGCAAAGACGCCAATAAAGGCGCGGGAGAATCAAAATGACACAAATTAAACGTCGACTCGGGGACTATGCCAGTAGTCAATTTCTCAACTCTCAAGACGTGATCGGCCAAGAGGGTCCAGCCGTGATCACGGGCGTCGCCGAACGCGCAGTCAAGGATGATCGAAAGCCGGGTGGCGAACGGTTAGCCATTATGATCACCTTCGATCGCTGGCCGGATAAGGGTTACGACTGCAATTCAACGAATATTCGAGTATTGCAGGATATGCTCGGCGAAGATGTGACACCCGATGAACTCCGCGGCGTGCGCGTCTTCCTGACGACGCATCAAACTAACTTCGGTCGGGGCATACTGTTTCAGCCACCGCAGGATTCGATGCACGACGCTCAAGCCGCAGCGCGGCAGCGCATCGCTAATGCGCGAGAAGCGCAACATGCCGCGCCCGATGAGCGTTACCAGCCCGCACCGCCCGCGCCGCTCGTCCTTCAGCATTCGCACGACGTAGGGAACGTCTGCGATCCGCTTTCGTGCGACGTTGCGCGGGCAATCGATCTCGGCCATGCGGTCACCGAGACCTGGCCGCCGCCCCCGGCATTCGTCCCAACGAATCAGCCGGCACCCGTCGTCCAAGAGACGGCGTCGCAACGCTTCGCCAATGAAGTGATTGCGGCGCCCGTCGATCCCGAAGAGATTCCGTTCTAATGCGGGGCAAGGTCGCACGAGCGCAAGCTGGCGCTGATCACTGGTACACCCGCTATCAGGACGAGGTCAAACGATACGCGCAACTCGAAGAAACCTGCGCCGATGCTTTGCTCGAGGTCGAGCGTCTGACCAATACCAACCTCGAGCTGCGCGAGAGAATTAAGCAGCTCGAAAAACCGGCGCCGTCGGGCGTCCAGTGGTCGCGTGAAGTCGACTACACGAGAGAGGCGTAACTATGAAAGTCAAAATAGAATTTCACACGGCCCATGCGGCGGAACTCATCGAGTATCTACTCGCGCGTCGGCGCGACGCAGAAAAAAACGTAGTATCCGAGTTTGAATTGCCCTGGGAAGCGAGAGGTGACGCTAGAAACACGATTCATGGTGTTTTGACGAACCTAGTCACCGAGATTCGGCGACAACTGCTGAACCCTGGAGACGTTTAGTGCCGACCTCACCCGAAGCTGAAGCAATTGCAAAACATGCGCGCGCCGTCGAACGAGTCCGCATTGCAGTAGAGCTGCTTGGCGGCCTTATCGAAAATGAGACGACGGCCGACGTGTCGTCGGTGCTTCTCGAGATAGAGCGGGTACAAACGCTGCTAGCAAAAGCAATACCCGACATCGAATAGCTCGGCCCCGAGACGCACACGGCCTGGAAGCGCCCGCAGACTACGGTTTTCGGGCGCTTTTCGGTTTTGGATAGTAACGCTGCTGTCGCTTCAAATGTCGTCCGAGCACCGGCGCCAGCGCCGCAGCGACCCCAATCCACGCGGCACCCCAAAGCAGCGCAGTCGCGGTTTGAGACGACACTGACGCCGGCTTTAATCGGTTACCGAGAGTGCCGCCGAAGCCGCACCGAATGGCGAGAGCAGGGCGCCTAGGATGCGACCCACGCCCGCGATCGTGTCGACGATGACGGCGCCACCGCTCTCGGATAGGTTGCCACCCTCGAGCGCCGATGGCCCTTCCTCGTCACCGCCCACGACTGCATAGCCGTTCGTCCATTGCACGCCGCGGGTCTCGTAATAAACCTCCGTCACCACCTGGCCGTCGTCGAGCTTGGCCGTGAGTAAAACGGGCGACACAATTCCGATGTTGCCCGCGCACCCGAACGAGTAGATCGTTGCGAGTGTCAGTCCTGCGAGTTTTGCCATTCGTTGCACATTGGCCCCCTCAACTAGTTCAGAATTAAATCATGCGTCTCGGCACTGGCGAGTTGTCGGCGCAGCTCATCCCACGCAGCGGCAACGTCGAGCGCCTCGCCCCACGCACTGACCGATTTAGAAACGCAGAGGCATCCTTCAAGGTCAGACGGAAATCGCGCCTTGTGCAATACACAGGCGTTTCGAGATTTACCCACGGCGGGGGATACCCCGCCGGCGACTGTCGACCCGACAAGCGCCCACGTGTTTGGGTATTTAGTCCCGTGATGCCTCACAAGCTGATACTCACCACGAGGCACGCACGAGATGTTTCGACGATTGCCGTTCCACTCTCGTTCCATAAGCCAGAGTGAGAGCCCGTCGGCCTCGAGCAACGAGTATTTTCCGTTGAAATCATCAAACATCAAAGAGGCTACAAGCTGCATGAGTTCACGTTGAGTTTGCCCAGAATTGGAGTAGCCAAGCGGAAGCCGTGATTACGGCCACGGCCACCGCGCAGAGCGTCGCGACTTTCGCCTGAAACGTTTTGAGCTCACTGTGCAACTCCATCAGCTCGCGTTCTAACCGACGTTGCGTCTCATCGAGCATCGACTGCCCCTGATCAACGATCATCTTGAGGTTTCGATAGTCATGGCGCAATTCTTTCACCTCTTGGAAGAACCTTCCCAGTTCTCGCTGATCGCCATTACCTACGTCCGCCACGGCAATGTCAGAACCCACCGTCACTCGCGCTGATGAGTCCGACCCCCGCAAGAGCAGGCACGACCAATTCAACGATCACGGCAATTAAATCAGAGCCCGTTAAAATAGCCGCGACCAGACTGATACAAGCCGACCCGAGAGTGAGAAATCCAGCAATCGTTGTTTTAGAGTTTTTCATTTTAGCCACTTAGGTAACCTCCTCGAGCACGAGCCCAACGCCGTGCTCATCAAATGAGAATACCGTTCGCAAAACTCGTGTCTTGACGACCGACGATTCCCAACGTGGTTGAATGGTGACAATGTCGCCGGCCTCGAGATCAAACCCGAGGTCAAACGCGACGAGGCACGAATACTTAGCGACCTGGCCCCGCAACGACTCGTTGACGTAGTACCCGAGCACGTCGATTGCCGAGGTTGAATCGGTCAGCATGATAAACGGGAGCGGCTCGGCTCGGCGCTGGCCGTACTCGGTTTGGCCTGTGGTGATGTCACCCGTTGAAATTTTAGCGGATATGTCGTTTGTCACCTCGTCGGCCGTAAGCTGCTCTCGGTAGTTCTCTGTACGATCGAGATTCTGACCAATCACTGCGTCATAGACGGCCGAGAATCGGTTACCTATTTCGGTGATGTTTCGCAGGCTCATTTTTAACTCTGTAAAGTTGGCGCCGAGCGCTCGAATGGACGCGCCGAAGTCGTAGTCCGTCTCGGCCGCGAGCAGCTTGAGTTCCGTCCCCGACGCACCTTCGGATAGAACGGCGTTCGTTCTCGAGTTGAACCCGATCGCCGCGACAAGCTCGGCAAGCGTCGAAGCAACGGCTGATATGTCCGTGTTGACCGAGACGCTAGGCACGTCCGTTTTAACCTGAGTAAAGCTCGCGGCGTTCGCTGTGATCGCGGCACTTGGCAAAAGGTTGTCCAACACATACTCGAGCACGTCGGCCGGATGACTGCCCGCCGAGATCGCCGTTCCGAGGTAGTACGTGGGGTCGTCTACGATGTCGATTCGTTCGTCAGCAGGCGAGCCGTCTCGGTCGAATATAACAATCAATCCAATGTCGTCGATCGTGGCGGCCGTCGAGAGAATCCTAATCGTGTTTTCCCCGCTCGCGAGGTCTTGCTTATAAAATATGTTCCCTTCCTCGTAAGCCCAACTGGCCGAGTAGTTGACGTAGAACGTGATAGAGCGGAAGTCATCCCAATCGTTTGCGGGGATCGTAAACGTCCACTCGATTTCGCAGAGGCCGATTGTGAGCGCAAGCGAATCCCTGTGGTAGCGGCGCTCGTATGACGATGTTGTTCCTGTGCACGAAATCCCACCGGTGATTGCGTCGATCGAACCCGAGCTGCTCGCCGTGTCGGGTGGGTCGGGTTGACTTGTACGAGCGAAGTGCGACCAGTTAGTTTCATCACCGTCAATCGTCAGTATTGCCGTGCCGCTCTCGGCGATTGAGAAACCTCCCTTCACATCGACTCTCAACGTATCGTTAGGCAAGCCGACAAGCTGCAAAATGTGATCTCTGAAATTTCCATACGCTTCGAGGCAAACGAGATTGTCGATAACGAAGCAACCGACGACTCCTGCTGGGTCTTGCGAATCCCCTGAGATATTCGCGGCTCTACACGCAAGCGGAATAAGCGCCAACAAGTCAACCTCACCGCCGCCCGCCGCTGTATAATAGGCCGACGTGCCAAGCCCTGAGATCGCGCCGCCCGAGACGCCAAAGCGCAGCTCTTTCCCGAATATATAAACGACGGTGCCGACATCGCCTGACTGTGCCGTTGACCCAAATGCGCCGCGATTACTGGGGCCGGCCACACCTAGGCTGTACGTGGGCCCCGAGCCCGTGAGGCTCGTCATTCGAGCAATTTCGGAGCCGATCAAAACAAAACAACCGAACGCCGCTGCTCCGCCAAACGACCCCCAATTCCCGATGACGTGCACCGCCGCCACCTGCTCCGCCGTCATAAACACCGATATATTCCCAGTAGAGAGGAAGCTGGCCGACGTCGTCACGCCGAACCCTGCGTCAAACCAGATAGGCTTGACGTTGTCGACGTCGCCCACGAGAAACGGATAGTTTCGGCCGTGCTCCTCTGCGGGGATACGGGGGAGCATCGGAACTTTCCGGCCGCCCTCTAGAATCTGATCCTCCGTGTCGCATATTAAACGGAACGTCTGGCCGTCGTCTGAGAACTCAGGCATTGCTGTAACTTCGCCACGCCAACGAACCGTGTGAACCTGTCCGAGCGCCTCGAGATCGAACCAACGCGGGTCATCCTCGGCCGTTTCGACGTCGACGAGCAGAGAGGCCACCGTCACCCGAGCCCCGATGAGCCGTTCCCCGATGAGCGTTTGCCAAAGGTAGTCCCCCGCTCGAGGCGAAGCGTCTAGCTCAAGCTCGAGCCCCTCGCGGATCGAGTAGTCGCCTTGATCGGGGATGTGATTGAAGCCACGAGAGATTGGCGACACGCTAAGCAGGATCGGTTCAAACTGCACCGCCGTAGCGCCGTCCCACTCGTAGAAGAACGGCGCCCCGCGCGTCCAATAGTAAGTAGAATCGACGGTGCGCGCGTCTCGGTCGGTAAACGTCTCGAGCACCACGAGCGGGAATAGCCCGATGTCGGAACGCTGCGCGAGCGTCAATTGTTGATCGTCGATCGTGAGCGCCATCGCTAAAGACGATCCTCAACGAAGTCGAATGCGAACTTGTACCGTAGGCCCTGCTGCGGCGCCTTGAACTCTTGCCGGCGCGTAGGTTCGCTAGCGAGGCGCACGAGAAATGGTCCCTCGTCCGTGTCATCCGGCGGCCAGTACCAAAACGATCGGCCTCGAGCCTGCAACACTGAATCGAGGATCGTATAGTCCGAGCCGCTCGGGTCGATGTCGCGCACCTCGAGCGAGAATTGACGACGTGGCGCAGCGAGTTCTACGGCTGCTATTCCGCTCGGGTACTCCGTCTCAATCACCTGTGACACGAACCCGTTCTGCCAACCCGGCTGCACCGCGGCTGCCGTCGAGAGCTGCTCGTAAACGCCGAGCCAGTAGCCCGCGCACGTGTACGTGCGAGCCGATGACGTCGAGAGTTGAAATCCCCAGTAACGCTCGTTCCCGCTCGACAGCGTCCGGTCAATCACACCCGAGCCCGACACCGCGGCGCTTGAGGCCGTTGTCGGGCTCGGCAACGTGAGGCCGTCGTCATGCAACACCTCGAACGTCTCGGTGTCGAAGTCGTGCCCCGATGGTATGACGAGTCGATTCGCGGCCGGCGAGGGAATCGCAAGAGTATCGACCCGTACGCCAGCGTCGACACCCGTCGCCGTGTAGATACCGAACACGCCTTGCCGGCCGTCAATGAACTTCCGGCGCTCGTCGTTCGTGAGCGTTGACGTGTTCGTAGCCTCGTCGACGTCGTTCGCTACGTCGGTGATTGCCGAGAGCAGATTGTCAACCATGAAAGCGGGGGAGCGGTACGTCATCGGACTAGCCTCGAGCCCGACCCGTCGGCCGTGCGAATGCGCGTCCCGCCTTGGGTCGTCTGTCGACCTGCGGCCAGCGCGGCGTCAACGTCGGCTTGTGAGCGTCGATCTCGAGCGGTTAGGCGGCCCCCGGTTGCGGCGTTCACTTGAGAGGCTGCGCGCGCTGTGCGCTCGAGCGAGCGCGTTAGGTCGTCTGTTTCCCCGCGTAGCGACCGCTCCGCTTGTTCGTATGTGACTAGCGATTGAGTTGCGTTGTCAGTCTCAATGACTACCTCACGTTTTGCAATGTTTCCAGCGATTTCGGAGTTTGTGAGATCATTCACGCTACCCGCGGCCGTGACGACTACGCGAGAATATTTGTCCGTTTCGATAACGGCCTCTTCGACTTCCACCGTCAGTTTTTCCTGCTTATCAGCCGCGGCCACCATTGCAGCATTGAGAGCGGCTAGACGATCGTTCAGCTCGAATGCTCGAGCGGAACTCAAGCCCATCATCGCGCGCCCAATCGAGAGTGCGTCAGAGAATCGCGAAATGAGGCCCGTCGCCGTAACTAAGTTGTCCGCGAGAGTCTTAACTTGTTGGCCGAACTTCCTCATCGAGGTGACGAGTGGATCGATGTCCGTGATGAGCTGAAACGCCTGAGTAGCCATCTCAGCGAATCCCGTAGCCGCATCCCCGATTGCGCCGAGAAATTTCGGGGAGCTGATCACGTCCCGCACCTTTGTAAGCGCTGTCCGCAGTCCCTCGTTCTCTGTGATCGCCGTGCCGATCACCTCTTGCACGGTCCCCCATGCGTTGCCGAGCTGCTTGACGACCCCCGAGAACGTGCCGACTTTGGCAGCCGCCGAGCCGCCCAACCGATCCACCACAACTTCGAGAGCAGCGCCCGCCTTGAGCTGCTCAACGGTCATTCCGGCGACTTCCGGCACCAGCTCGCCGAGCTCCCCGCGGAATCCGTTGAGCGTGCGAGCTAGGTTGATGAATGACGATTCGAGAGTCGTCCCCGTTGCCGCCGAAAGCTCGACGGCCGCCGCGGTGAGCTTGCCGGCTTGATCCGCGTTCACGCCGAGGTTAATCGCGAGCGCCTGGTTCGATATGATCGCCTCGTCTGAGAACGTAGTGGTCTGCTCGAGTGCCGCGGCCTGAGCCTGCAACGCTTGAGAGACCTCGCCCGCTCGAGGTCCGAGACTGGAAAGTGACTGGTCGAGCTTTACGACCGCGTTTTCTTGCTCTTGAGCAGCGCCGACGACGGCGCCGGCGGCGCTCGCAACCGACTTGAATAGTCCGACAATGTCGCCCAGCGTAATCGTGAACTTGGACGCGAGGAAGTTGCCGAGCTTCGAGAACGAGCCGCCGACGTTGTCAATCTGCGGTGACGCCTTGTCTTGTACTTCAATGATGACGCGTTGCTTGAAATCGCCTCGAGCCATGCGAGCCGCCCCCCGTTGCCGCTAGTTATAAAAGAGGGAGCATTCGGTATCCGCGGAACTTGCCCGTGCGACCAATTCGATCGTCCAAGCCTGTGAGTTTCCAAGTCGCTCGGGCTCGAGCTTAGTCAACTCTCCGTCTGGGATGGATACGTTGATCGAATTCACCGCAACGCCGATTGAGGCACTGGTACCGACCTGGAACGACAACGCTTCGGCATTGGCAATGTCATCCTCGGCGAGCTGATCGATCTCGTAGAGGAATTCACCATCTGTTGCGTCGATGGTCCCCGAAGCAACAACTCTGCGGCCAATTTGGCGTTTTGATTCCCCGTTCGCGGCGTTGCTTGACGCGACCGTCTCGAACTCGTTTTCGACGGCAACCGAAAACGACGAGAATCCAATCTCTCGAGCGGCCGGCGTATCCGGCCCCCATGTGAACGCCACCCCTTGCACGACCGGAGCCGATAGCGTCGCCTGGTTGCCATACTCGAATGGCGCCGCCGGCCAGCTCCCCGTTTCGTTGTAGCTATCGAACTCGGCAACCATATCCCACGTAACGGTCGCCTCCTCTCCAGGTGGAAAGTTGACCGTCATTGTTTGAACTTCGACGTCCCGAAGAATGATCTGGCCGCCATTGCTTGACTCATTCCCGAAGTAGATCGCGGCCGTCGCGAGCGTGGTTGACTCGGGTGTATACAACTGCCCCGACGCGAGCCCCGTGGCATCGAGCCCCGCCGCGTTGTGCAAAACGCCGATGCCAGCGGCTAACACGAAATCTGCAATCACCAGCGGATTCGATCCGGTGATCCCTGAGCCCTTCAACGGTGTAACAATCTGAAAACTCTCAACGGTGCGGCCGAGGAAGTTGGCAAAATTGCGCGTGAACGATCCGGTGATGACCGACTTTTCTGAGATCGTTTTCCCGAGCGAGAACGCGATTCCAGAATCACCCACGCCCGTACCATCGGAGCCCATAACGGCCCCGTCTGATTCGTTGATCGCGCCACCCGTGCCCGAGCCCGAACCGATGGCCGGCATCGCCGTGGCCGTGCCTCGGACACTCTGCGCTTTGAAAGCCACACCCAAAAGGAATTCAATATCCGCCATTGTTCACCCCTCTAACGCGCACTCGGCGCGCACTGTGTACCTGACCACCTCGCCGACGCGATCTAGTTGCCCTTCGATTGAGACCTCAATCGGGCTTGAGCGTACCTCGTCGAGCCCGGTCCAGAACGAATCTGCGCCGACACTCCCCACAATGGCCGAGAGAGCGTCCTCGGCCGTCTCGAGCTGCGCCGGCGTCGAACCTGCGGCCCTGTGGAGTAGATCAACCTCAACGGTTGCAATCGTGACCGTGAGATTCGATCCAACGCTAGCCGCCTCGACACCGCTAATCCGTATGGCCGCACGATACGTCGAGCGCTCAACGCGCTGAGAGTCCAGCGTCCCAGAGGTCAGAATCACAAACGACGGCGAGAGCGCAACAAGCGCCGCCTCGAGGTCGGTTTTGAGATCCGCCACACTCATTCGACGCGCTCCGTTTCAATCTCAGCGGCCATGACGACAAACGCTCCGTCTTGAGCCTCGCCCCACGTCTCGAGCACAAGGTAGGCGTCTTGCAACCCGACGACGTTCCCGCCGAGATATTGGTCCGCAACCAGCGCGTCTCGAAAGGCCGCCCACTCGTCGAGCCGGGTCGTCCGGTCGATCGTGGTGCGCCACCATACCGTCACGGCTAGCGCATCCGTCCACGTCGACTGGCCGTATACAATCCGGTCCCCGCGAGATCCAAGAGCACGCACCGCCGCATGTCGCGACGAGCCCTCAACGCTCGGTTGCGACTTCGGGCCCTGTGTCGTGTGGTCGAGCCCCACCGTATACGTGCCGAGCATCGTGGCGAGTGCGCTCTCAAGGTCGCTCTCAACGCTCATTGGCGGCCCCCAACGCGCAACAACGCCCGACGGAACACGCTCGCCGCTTTCGTTTCCATAACGAAATCAGCGGCCGGCCTGAGGAATGGGCGCTTCGGATACGGCGCCAGCCCGAGCTCATGCACGGGGGCATATTTGACATTCGAGCCAACGACGAATTGATTAGGCCGACCGCTCAAGTCGGTTGAGATCGAACCGGAAAGGCGACCCGATCGAAAAGAAAGCTTGCGACGCAACGGGGGCGAAACTCGGCCACGGCCCCGAATGATTTCAACCTCTTTAGCTCGCTGCTCGACGAGGCGCGCAATACTCTCGAGCGCCTGGTCGACGACGGCCCCGCGCACTTTCGGGTCAAGGTCATCGAGGAACGTGCGAATCTTCCTTGAGTCGAGCACGTTTACGCGCACGCCGGTTGTCATATAACTTGCCGATGATTCCGCAGCGCCATCCGAGCAACCGGCAACTCTAAAAGCGCCTGCGTGAAATAGTCGGCCGATCCGGTGTCGGCATTTGCTTGAGCTGAGAGCCCGAGCCGCGAGCCGCCGGCCGTCACGCTCGATTGCTTGAGCACAAACGAGGCAATCTCTCGCGCCGCAAGCTCGAGGTCCGCGGGGATGTCCGAGACGGTTACGTAGTCGACTTCGATCGGAACGGAATCAAGCCACGCCGTCGGAATTCCGCTGCTCAATCGGTCAAGCAACTTCGACCCGTTGAGCCGATACCCACTCGCCGCAACAACTGAGCCCGAGACGCGCACGGCCGTG